ATTGTTATAACTATCCTTTTCATCGTTGTCTGTTCTAACACTATCATTCTTTGCATCAAAGTAACTTAGATTAAAACCACTGCCTGTGTGACTTACAAATGTATTACTACCATATCTGATAATAGACCCATCTTTAAGATCATCAGTAATAAAAATAGCACCACCTAAACTACCAGAACCATATAGGACTGAAGTTGGACCATTGACTATTTTTACATTTTCGTTTCCAGTAGCAAAGTCATGACCAAAGTCATACCAACCACTACCTGCATCATTTGCCGGCACACCATTTCTGAAAATAGTCGTGTGAATCGTTTGTGTTCCTCTTTCTGTATAACCTAAAAAAGAACCATAACCACCTGAAGTTGTTGCTTCGGGTATAATTGATTCTAATACGTTAACATCAGTCGAAGGATCTGATTCTGTTTCATATATAGTTGCGCCTGTGACTACTACTTCTTCGATCTCCTGTGCTTGTACTTCATTTGCTACTATCATTAGTAACATAAATACTACCACTGCATAAAGTGGAGCAAAGTTGATGTGGAAGTTTTTGTTTTCTTCTTTCATTTTATATTTATGGGTCTCCCATTTGTTATAATTATAATTTTGCCATTTTGATTATCTCCATGACATTGTTCGGGTTCTACAATTGAATTAAATTGCATTAAAACAGGTAAACTTTTTACAGTTGTTTCTGTGTAATCATCAGGTTGATCAAACAAATCCCTGCTCTTATGCATGTTTAACGAATGTTCAGAAATTGCTTCCCGGCATTCTTTAAAGACTCCAATTCTAGTAGCCTCATCTTTAGATGCATGTGATCTCCACTCTGGAGTTCCCCTCCCTAGTACGACATCACTTACACCAATTTCGACAAGCCATTCACAACAATCGTTTATCGCATCTACATCTATTTCTGTAATGTAGTTTGCGGCAAACTCCAGTTTAGGATCATCATTGATGATTGCCTTGTCTACTTTTATACCAAGTTGTGACATTCGGTATAAACATTTTGCACTGTTGTCTAAAGTTACGCCTGCAAGTAACTCATCTAATACTGAATTAGATTTGACAACAGTATATTGTCCATTAGTTAAGACCAACGTTGGATCTTTGTATTCTACTTTGGTTTGTTCTAATGTATCAATTACGTCTTTTACTTCATTGTGATACACTGTTGTAAAGTATTGAGGTAAAATATTGTATGCGAGTTTTAAAGATGATGTACTTGGATCTGCTTCATATCTTTTGCGTTCACTATTCCATACCCAGGGCTGAGAGTTATCTATTGGACCATAATCGTCAATAGGAAAAAAGGTTGTCATTTCCTTTCTGAAGTTAGATATAAATTCTTTTTTGAATGGAACTCTGATAACCATTTTATTCACACTATCGTCCCAATCAACATTTGCATTTGTATACTTAGGAAGACTTGGTACAACTACACACTTCCATGTTAAGGTTTCTAACTCATCGACTGTATATCCGTTAGTAGCAAATTGCTTTCTGTACTTGTGCAAAAGTTTATCAAACAACTCTGCTTGACCAGATGTAATCTGCTTTTTGTCTTGGGTCAATGATTGCATGTTGGATATGAATTTGTGATCATAGTGAGACAAACTAATGGAAGTGGTCAACATAAAGTAGATCACTTGTTCTTTAGATGTAAATTCAATCTTTTGCATGTTTATATTATACTTCCTTTTGTACACTTAACCTATTAAAACGGTAACAAAAAAGGGGCGACCTAAGCCGCCCCCAACTCCTGACACAGAGTTATCTGATTTTCATGCAAGTTGACTCTGCTAACACTTTCCAGTTATTAACACCAGTCACTTTGAATAAGTCAGCAATCTTAAGAGCCATTCTCATTGAGATTTCTCTAAGTTTGTGAGCATTCTCTTCCATGAAGTCAAAGATTTCTTGACCTTGACCATCGTTGAAGTCGTAGTCTTTGAACAAACCACCGTCACTGTCTCTGTCAACCTGCTTGATTCTAAGCATTTTGTCTCTAGCACTGTCGATAGTCAGATCCAAGAAGTGACACCTTGACTGAAGGGCTTCTAAGTGATCCTGCAACTTCTTAGACTTCAAGTGTTCAAACTTCAAGTTAGTAATGAAGATACATGAACCTTTGAACTCAAAAGAGTTTGGAATACCTTCTCTGTTAAGAAGACTAGAATCAGAGTTCCAGCAAATCCTTCTGCTTTTGCCTGAGTCAAGGGCTGCCTTAAGAATGTTAAGAGCAAGATCGTCCTGAAAAACAGAGTCACAGTCATCAAACACTAAAACGTTTTTAGCATCAGAATACTTGTAAAGAACTGCGTAAAGACCTAGAGCAGTCATTGCACCTTTGACAACTTCATACCTAGTTCTGCTGTTAGTCAGTTGATCAAACAATGAAGCCTTCTCCATTTGTTGCTCAACACCGTAAGACTTACCTACACCAGGAGGGCCTGAAACGATCATTGCTCTAATGTCGCCTGCGATAGTAGCCTTAGCCATATCATCAAGGATGTCGAATCTAGTTTTGATTCTGTCCATAGCCTCAGTTTCTGTCTCAGTCACCTCGGGTGCTAGTTCTTCAACTGCTTGATTAGCCATAATTGGTTTCTCAGTTCCCCATGTGATATCGTTAATGTTGTTAACTTTGATTTTAACATTAGCAATTTGAACTTGGGGAAACTTACCGTCATTTTTGACAGTAATAAATCCACCGCGTTTGCCTTCTGCGTAGCCTTTAACCAACTCAAATTGTTGATTAACTACTGGTTGATTTCTGTACTCTCCGTACTTTACTGTGATAGTCTGTGTCATATTAACTCCGTTGTGTCAGTTTAAGTTATACAATAATTATACTACCTTTGGGTAGTAATGTCAAGCCTTTGGGCAAACTTTTTTGAGATTTTTTTGTTTGCTTTTTTACTTTTCATACTATCTATTATACGGAAAAAGGTACCAAATGTCAAGCCTTTTTACCATTATTTTACCATTATTTCGCCTAGTAAAATCAATGACTTACGACTAATCTACTTGAATATCTTCCATACCAGCAGTTCTGAGACGTACAATATGTCCCATTTGCCACTGTTTTGCGTCTAGGCCTTTCATTATGCCCAGATACTTGTTTCTAAGCAGGGCTACTTCGTTAATAAGATACTCAAAGTCTATCACTTCATCTTCTCCATCTACATACTTTTCAGCATCACGTGATGTCAGGGCTCGTTGATATTTCTCTAAGTATTTTTGAAAATGAGTTCTACGTATCTTACGCAGTTTGATGTTAAGAAGGTTGAGCACCGCTTCAATCTCTTGTAGTTGATTGAAACGATGTTCTGTTATGCCTGGCAGTGCTGATATATGTTTTTCAACATAACCACTGACAATGCAATCCTTTTTACTAGACAATAGTTCTGCTTCGTAATGAGCAATAAAGTCAGGTATTACTGACAAGTCATGGCTAATACGTGTATACCAATTCAAGTAATACTCCTAGTCCCACTCATCATCAACATCTTCATAGTCATCTTCGTCCTCTTCCCAAACTTCATCTTCGTCTTCTGAAAAGTAAGACAATGCTTCCTTGATCTTTTTATCATCTTTGAAGGCTTTCTTTATTTCTTGTGCAGTCATGCCTTCATCGATTAAATGATTGACTAGTACGTCAGCCGCTTCGTGTATGTCACCGTCTTCGATTGAAGGTTTGATGACTTCCCATACTCTGGCTAGATCGTTTAAATTCATATGTTATTCCTCTACTGTTTCTAATGCATCTTCATCGTTATTTACTTTATCCAATGCACTTTTAACTTCAGAGTATTCTGACATAAGCATATCCAAACATCCGTCTTCGTTTGCTTCCCAAGGCTTTCTAAACTTGAGAACTTCTTCGCCAGATTGAGTGATATACTTTAAACGATTGCCTTGCTTAGTTAGTAAGCCTGATTTCTCAAACAAATCAACTAAACCAGAATAAGGATTCATACCTGTTTCATAAGGAATCTTCACTTGCACACCCTCGAAAGGTTTTGCATAACGAGTCTTCATTACTTTACAGCCTGCACGAATACCTCTTACATCAGAGATTTTATTCCCTGCGGCGTCTTCTTTTAGTTTCATTTTCTTCATAGCAACAACGATACTTGATGCATAGATAAAGCCTTGACCACCAGAGATTTTATCATCTGGGTCAAACATATCTTGTGATGCGTAAGTATGATTCGTTGCAACTAATCCAACGTTGTAACTACCGAACATGTTAACTGAGTTCCTAACTAAAGCAGTCAATGCCTTAGGCTTACGACCCATGTCACCTTTCATATCACCTTTGTCAAATTGATCAACATCAGTTGGTGTCAGTAACATACCTAATGAATCGATTACAAACAACACTTTAGGACGTTCTTCGTCTGCCATGTCTTTATAATCTTTCATAAAGGTTGAGATAGTTTTTGCTACATCGTCAATCATACTCATGCTCAACTTCAAAAGTTTTTCTTCTGAAGTATCGACACCCAATGCATGTAGCCAAGTTTCATCAAGTGCATTCTCTGAGTCAATTAAGACTACAAAGATACCCTGATCTTGTGCTGACTTTACAATGTTGCCTGCGGCAAAGTATGATTTACCTGCGCCTGATTCTCCTGCAAATACAGTAACCTTACCTAAAGGAACACCTCTGTGAAAATCACCTGAGATAAGATAGTTCAATGCATAAGAACCAGTAGAGATCCAATCAGTTGGATCGTTAAATCCTATTGACAAGCCGTCAATGGATTTGGTTATGTCTTTCCTAAATTTGGAAATGTCAAATGGTTTTGCCACAATTACTCCTATTGATTAGATTGTTTGTTATTAATTCTACTAGAGTTAGAAGGTTTTTGCAAGATTTCTGGGCAGGCTTCTGCCATATCATCTAAATCGAAATCAGCAGGGTAATGTCTCAACGCCGCTCTTGCTCTATCTCTGATAAGGCTAGGAACACGTGGAGTTTTACCTGGATCACAAAGTTCTTCTAATAATTTCTTCCCTTGTTTAAGGGCTCTAAATCTTTCGTCTGGTAGTGTCATTTTAATTTTCTCCTACAAAATATGGGGGAGTTGCCTCCCCCAGACTAACAATTAAGAATTGTTTTGTCTTGCACGTATCATTGCTAGAATGTCTTGTGCTTTATCACTTGATGGTTCAGAACTCTCTGCTGGAGCCGCTGAAGGAGTTTCTACTGCTGGTGCAGTTTCTGCTACTGGTTCTGCGACTGGGGCAGGTGTTTCAACTGCGGGTGCTGGTGCACTAGAAGTTGATTCATCTACTTTAGCAGTGTCAGGTGCATCGATACCGAAAGGACGATAGTATGCTCCAAACTTGTCAGTGTCATATGGACGACCATCTACTGATGCCTCGAACATTTCTTTAATAACTCTGAGTTCTGCTTCTGAAGGCTTCTTAGGTAAGAAGTCTGCTAGATTAAATAGACCATGTGCTTCAATAGCCGCTTGTTCTACATCTGTTAGTGCAGATTCTTTCCTAGACCATGACGATGTTGAATAATCAGCATACTGACCTTTTGTAGTCTTTCTGATATTAAAATCAAGACCACGCATTACATCAGTTGGCAATTCTTCAATCTCAGGATCCATCAATGAACTTTTGATAGTCTGAAAGATTTGAGGTGAAATAACAAATCTACGAATAGGATTCGCAGGGGTATTGTCTTCCCCAATTGGATTTTGACGAACAAAGCCTTGGAAGATATATGATCTTTTCTTCCAGTATTTGTTTGCCATTTCTTTGAGAGTTTCGTCTTTGTACCAAGGACGAACTTCTGCTAATACAGGACAATTCTCACCGAACATTTCTACGCACGGTACTTGTACTGTTACTTGTCTCACATTTGGATCACCTTTCACGCCATTAAACGGAAGTTTAATAACTTGTCTCTCAATCCAAAAGAACGAATTATTTGAATCCGCATCAGGTAAGAAACGTAGTGAGCAAGATGCTCCTTCGTCCATTTTCCAATGTGGATAGATCGCTCCATCAGATGTTGGATACTTAGATCCAGATGATTTATTTTCTTGTGCCGCGAGACGGGCACGGATGTCTGCTAGACTGGCCATAATGTTTTCTCCTATAATGTATGCCTAAGTTTAGTTCTATATGTGTTGTCGCAAGACCGAAGTCTCACTTGTTTAGTTTTGTTAAAAACATGACACATGAACATATTATATTGTATAAATGTTCCTATGTCAATAAGTATTTATGCCTGATTTACCCATTTATAAAAAACTTATGAGAAGTGCGATCTCCAAGTTTAGGGACCTGAGTAACAACAATCTCTGCTTCATATGCATCTTCAGGGTTAGAGAAGATAAATGACCCAAAATCATAAATACTAGTGCGAACTAACTTACGATTAAGGATACATAAATTATGCATATGAGACATTTGAAAATCGCACTAATTTTATTTAGTGTGGGTTTTGCCAGCCCAAATATTTTTGCACAGGCTACTGGCACCTGTACGGCAGGTACTGAAAATTGTACAGCATCAACTACAACGACTACCTCCACAAATACGAATAATAATACCAATACTAACACTAATACTTCGACCAGTACCAGTACCAATACCAACACTAATAATAATACTAACAATAATACCAATACCAACACCAATACTAACACCAACACTAATACCAATACTAACACCAATACTAACACCAACAACAATACCAACAATAACACCAACGTAAACACTAACACTAATACCAGCACATCTACGAATACCAATACCAACACCAATACTAACACCAATACCAATAACAATACCAACAATAATACTACCAATTATACTGGTACTAGCACCAACACGAACAATAACAACAATACCAACAACACCACAAGTAACAATACCAACACCAATACGAATGTAAACACCAATACTAATAATACCACAAGTAACAATACCAATACTAATACCAATAACAACACCAATAATACAACGGTGAATAGTACTTCCAATAACACGAATACTAATAACAACAATTCTAACATTAACCAGAACGTGAATAGCAACAGCAATTCTACATCAACCAACACGAACAATAACAATAACAATACGACCTCGAATAATACTAATACCAATAACAATAACAACACTTCGACTAGTACAAGTGATTCCAATGTTACAACTAACAATACATCGGAAAATACGAACACCAATACTAACAATAACACCAACATAAACAAAACTGATCAGACTATCAAACAAGAGATCACTACAAAGGCACCACCTGCTAGTGCAATTGCACCAAGCATAGGGTCAAGTTATTCACAAGATTTATGTACAACTGGTGTGTCTGGTGCGTTTCAGGGGCAAGTATTTGGTATATCAGGTGGTAAATCTGTTAGAGACATGAATTGTGAACGTATTAAACTATCAAAGACAATCTATGATATGGGTATGAAAGTGGCCGCAGTATCATTAATGTGTCAGGATCCTAGAGTGTTTAGAGCAATGGAGATGGCAGGTACACCTTGTCCATATATGGGTGCTATTGGTCCAGCCGCTTCTGAGCAATGGGAAGAAAATGAAGAAAGAAGACCTGACTCAAGTGCAAGTACTAAAGACAAGTTTTTGGGTTTATTTACAAACAATGATGAAATAGAAGAAGATAATATTTCTAATGTGACTGCTGATCAAGCCGCTTTCATCGAAAAATGTACTAGACCTGACTTTAAAGGAAGACGTAAATCTAGTAGGACTTGTGAGAGAGAATGGTTCGAATTAAACTCTTAATATTATTACTATTAACATTACCTAACTTAGCAGTAGCCGGTGACGGCACTGCATGGACAACAGGGACAGGCCAATACCAATACTCCCTAGAAACGAATGCTGATGGTACCGATACGGTTTACGAAATTAGTAATACGTTTGGAGATTTATACAATCTTTATGACAGACAAGCCGCAGGAGAAACAGGTATTAATGGTTGTTGGAATTTCAATAATATCAACAGCAGTGGATATTTTCAGGATGACGGCGGATGTCCTGCCAAAGTAGAATTTGGTTTTTCATGGGAGTGGCGCAACGACTCATTTACTGGTGGTTACATGAGTACTAATGGTTGTTTTATGTTAACTAAAGCAAATGAAGGGCCTAGATATTGTTCAGACTATACACCAGATCAATTAAACACAAATTCTGGAGGACAATGGGGATGGTACGATGTTCTTTTTCCTTTCTATACTGATTTAATTGGTAATAATAGTAATAGTGCATTATTATACAAAACATTTGATGACTATGTTATATTAGGATGGTACAATTTAAAAGAATATCATAGAACATCTAATAATAGTTTTGAAGTTTACATATACGATTATAATGACTCTTTAGAAAAATGCGGTACAGACCGTTGTACTGATGCTGAAAGAGCAGAAGTTAATATGCCTGACAATTATACATTTGCTTATGGTGAATTAGATATTATACAGCATGATGTTTTAATTGGAGAGAAAAAAGATAATAATAATTATACTCAATATGTATTTTTTGACGACGGTGCAAATGGTAAAAATACATGGGACGAGTTTGACGGCGGATACTTAGAAAGTGGTGGTGCCATATATTACCATGAAGGCAATGATGGACAATCTTTACTTGACCCTTGTACATCTGATCCATTATCTAATACTGAATGTTCTGGTTATGAACAAGCATACTTCGATCAACAATGTAATTTAGATTCCCAATACGATTCTCAATGTCCTGGATACATAGAACCTCAGCCAGAAGCAGATCAATGTGATATTAATCCTTTAAGTGATCCTTCATGTCCCAACTATCAAACTGCATTAGCAGAATCATCTGGTTCAGAGTATGATTCTTCGACAGGAGAGTACGGATATGACGATGACGATTATGGTTATGATGATGATGACGATTACGGTTACGAGGATGAATACAGTGAATACAATGATGACGGCTCTGATCTAGGTTTTGTAAGCAATGATGGGTCAGATGACGGAGCAATGACCGGGAACGAAACTTTTGAAGATGATTATACTGGTACACCTGATGATGGTTTATATATTGAAGAAGAAATGTCAGGGGAAATGTTTACATCGACAGGTGTCGAACTAGTTG